GTATAAGGTGATTAATCATACATACTGTTTTGCCGAACCTTCTATGGCAAACTAGCACCGACCATCTATGTTTAGATATTTCTTTATGTAAATGTGCTTGGTGTTTTCTAGGGGTGTAAGGTATTTTAATATCCATTATCTAGTGTATCATTTTGCTAGGCATACTATACTCAGCATTATGATAATCAAACTGTAATAAGCTCATAGTGTAATGTGCAAAGGTCTCTGCAGCCATTTTATTCTGTAATCCATATATCTTAATGATAAGAGTATTAGTCTTTTCATCTATAGCAATAATAGAAATTAAATCGTCTTGTATATATTCCCACATAGTACACAACATATAGTAATTAAAAAATAATTAAACTAGAAAGGCTTGGCAAATAAAGGTGTGGGTTAATCTGTGGGGGTGGCTAAGGCTGTGTCTGTAAAGGTGTCCTCGAGTCCCATGTATATATATAAATAAAATGGTGCGTGTCGCTAGGGGTATAGGCGGGGTATTGACTTTCAAAAAAGAAGGTTTCCCTCTTATTATTACTAATGATAACTTATATTTTCCAATAACTATTAATTATCGGAAGCATATAGGTCAATACTACTGACCGATTATATACACGAGGAACGAAGATGTCGTTGATGTATTAGAATAGCAACTATTCAACTCTTTTAATCTTAACATATTTTAAAAGCTCATGATCTTTTTTATTGGTGTAATTTATTTGTATTACTTCACCAGGTTTATATTTATTGTTTAATTGTTTTAATAGTTTTTTATAACTCATAGATTTGTATTCTTCTTCTTTGCCTTGCTCATCTTTAATATTATATATATATCTCATAGTGTTGCATATTTACCACAGTTGCATTTATATCACACTAATATCTTTGACCCATTTTGAACACTATATATATTTACTTCTAATACTATAACCAATATGGTTAAGTCAATGACAACAAAAACAACTAAAGGGGAAACAATGAGTACAAATAAAATAGCTTTTAATGATATTGAAAGCGGAACAATGCAAGATATTACAAGAAAATTTATTGATAATCATATTATCTATAATCAATCTTATCTTGTAAGTGAGTTAATGAGTAAAGAAGTTATATCATTAGAAAATCATATTAATTATTATAAATCAGATGAAACTATAAAATCTGAATATAATGTAAAGACAGAAGAAGAAATACAAAGAATAAGAGACAATGGCGAAGATATACAAGAAGTTTTTGAATATTGGTTGTGTTCTGATTGGTTTATTTCTAAAATGAAAAACCAAGATGAGCCAATTTTAGAGACTGATTTGGGTACTTGGTGGGGTCGTACTTGTACGGGTCAAGCTATTTATCTTGATTATAATGTTCAAGAATTGGCTTATCAATATAGCCATGATGAAAGACTTTATAAAAAAGATGTTGCATAATAAACCAAAATGGTTAATATAAATATAAAAACAAACAAGGGGTAAATAAAATGATAAAACAAGGGACGCCAATAATAGAAATAGAAACAAAAGTATTAGAAAATATTTTAGTTTCTAAAAAATATCCAAATATGGAAAAAGCAATCAAAGAAGAATTAAATTTTAGAAAAGAAAATTTTAATTCTAATTTGTCGGTTAAAGAAAACAATCATATTAATTTTAATAATATGGTTAAAACTTTTAAGGGGGAATAATGAAAGTAAAAGACTTAATAAAAGAATTGCAATCTGTTAAAAATCAAGACGCAAGAGTGGATATATATGTTCCTCATTTTTTAGAAGATGATACTTGCCATGATTACCAAACAGATGATTTTGAAGTACATAGAGCTAACGAACATGATGAATATATAGAGCTTTATTGTAAATATGATTTGGAAACATTTAATAAAAAAAAATAGGGGGAATAATGAAAAAATATAACTTTAATATATACCAAATACCCATAAAAAAAATAATAAGAATGAAAGAATATTGGAATAAACCTAGTATTCCAATGCCTAAGAAAATAAATAATATAAACTTACCTAGTAATTTATTAGGGGGATGGGGTGTTTTTTCAAAAAAATATCCAAAAATATACAAACAACTGATTGAAAAACAATAAATATGATTGATGAAAAAAATAATATTAATTTTGTAGAGGCATTTAAAAAAATCTTTGGAAAAAATGATGGTTTGGATGAGGAAATTAAAAACTTAAACCCATTAAACCAAATTTCTACTGATGTTAATTTTCTTGGTAGTCATGTTTCTAATTTTAATTACGAAAAAGAAAAAATGAAATTGAAATCAACTCTTGATAGGGTTGAAGATGATAGTATTAAACAAGCTAAGGTAGAGAAAGAGCTTAACACAATAAACAAGGGGGAATAATGACACTTAAAGCACCTTTAGTAGAGGAAGAAAAGAGAGAAATAGAAAAAATAGATATATGCGTTCACGATAAAGCAGAACAAATATATGATATGTCAAAACAAATTGAAAAATTATTAGATGAAAATACTTTGTTAAAAAAAACAATAAAAGAAATGCAAGAAAGTATTGAACATCAAGATGATGGAACAGTTTATTTTAAAGCTAAACCAAAAAAAGGGGGGAATAATGAGCAACAATTATAATATGCAAATGGAATATCAAGTTAAACAAATACTTTATGATTATTGGGATAAAACTATAAATAAAAAACAACTTTATAAATACTTAAAAACTTATGGATATAACAATAAACAAATAGAGGAGCTAATCAAATGAGTAGCTTTGTACAAGATTGGAATTGTAACAAGTGTAAAAGCAATAATGCTTGTTATGAGACATTTAAAGACAGCGAAGAGGGGTCAATCTTTGAATGTTTTGATTGTAAATATATGGAAGTATATAGAGAGGATGTTGATACTGGTAAGGTTATAGAAGATTATCAAGGGTACGAACATTACTATAATAACAAACAAAAAAGGGGAACAAATGAGTAGCAAATGGGATAAGTTAGAAACTAAAATATGGAGATTAGTTTTATTTAAAGAAGATAAAAAAGGTAATCAAAGATTTTATGAATATGACGGAGATCACAGCTTTATAGCTGAACAAATGTATGATGTAGAAAATAAATATTTGAATGAAATAGAGGAGAATGAAAAATGAGTAGCGAGAAAATAAAAACAGAAGAACAATTAGAGTTAGAAGATTTAAAAAACAAAGAAGAACTAATTGATGAGATACTAGCAATATGTAATGCTAATAAAGATAATAGATATTGCTGTACTTATCAATTAAAAGATATGATTGATCAAACTTTTAAAATGTGGGGGTATTAATGAGTAGCGAGAAGCAATTAATATTAATTATATTGGTAGCTGTTGTTATGTTTGGTTATCAATGGATAAAAGAAGAAAAGAAAAAGAATGACTATTGGAAAAAATATAGAAGAACACAAGGTTGGAAATAAGAATTTAAGAGAGTTAGCCAGATTAACTCTATTAAATATATTGAGTGTAAGAGGTGTTATATATACTCATTATAAAAACAAACAACTAAACAAGGGGACAAGTAATGACTATAGCAAAAAAATATCAAGAAGATAAAAATGGTAATTGGGTTAGTATTGTTAAGACAGTAATAGGTGATGGACAAAAACCAGACCCAATATATTTATTAGAGTGGGAAAATAAAAATGAAAGCAGTTATGATGAAAATTTTTATACATATTATAATCATGCTCTAGTAGATTTTAATTATATGGTAGAAAAGAAGTTAAACAACTAAGGGGAAATATGAATATAACACGATTAGAAAACGAAATAGTTAAAGCTATTGAAATAGAGGCTAGGTATATAAAAAAAACATTAGAGGAAATTGGTCATAAAGAGGAAATTCCTTTAAATGATTTAAAATGTTTAATTGCATTTGTTAGAAAATGCTTTAAAGAACATAATAATAATTAACTATTCCTTTGGTGGTGTAGGTACAGTTTCGGCTGTACTTACATCAATTAACTCTGGACTATCTTGCCAACTTACCTTTAGACTTGTATCAGATTTAATATTCTGTACCTTATTATTAGAATAGAGATCAGTTAAATGTCCAGCAAGATACTGAATGAACTTTGTTTTCTCTCTTATCCATAAGATTTGATTAGGATTTTCTACCTCTTGATGTTGGAATATCTGCAACATCTTATCAATTAAAGTTTGAACTCCTAACTTACGAGCCTCAATAATCCTACTCTCTAGGTTTGGATTTTTTTTTAAAAAAGCGTAGAACTTCATCAAGCTGAACTGATACTGCTTTTGTTCTAGTATTTCTGAAAGTGTTAGACCTCTTACGAGCTGTTCTTCTATGGTATTCAGATTTTGTTCCGTTAAGGAGTTTGGGTTTAACAATGGAGTAATAGTATTCTTGGACTTCTTCTCTTGTTTTGTTTCTGAATTGGTAGAGTGCTTTGAGTTGGTTAATTCTTTTGTCATCTGTATAGTTTGGTTTGTTAAATCCTTTTATATTATTATAACCATGAAATCTACATAGGTATTTTCCATTGGCACATAGAAACCCTTTAGCTAAACAAGGTCTCTTACTTCTTCTTGTTAAACTTTGACAGAAAATCTTTTGTCTTGGCTTTCCTGCCATCTAAATCTTTCCTTTTATGTATTGCATTCTGGTATCCAAAATGGGTTTTCTTTCTGAAGTTATCTATTAGATTTTTAGGTAAATCCACCATCTTACCCCTTTTCTCAGACTGTTCCTGAATGGCTAAAGAACAATAATATGGGTTGTCTTTCTCTTTAATGGCTTTATCTAAAGTATCGGCAGGTAGGGTAGAGAGTACCGAAACAATTTTAGATTGATCACCTCCTTTATCTGTAACTTCCTTTATAATGTTAGATATATAAGTTAGTTCTTTAAAGTTAGATTTACTAATATCAGTCATCATGAAACTAGGTATGTGTTTTCTTGACACATCATAGTCTCGTGATGACACATCTATCTTTTTATTCACAATGTAATCAGGGTTAATGACATATAACAAAGTAGATTTAAGTCGTTTCTTTTTAATGATCCCCACCTCTACCAATAAATCAGTACATCTATATATGGTACTGCGAGATAGGCTTACCATACTAGATATGGTGGCTTGGCGAGGATAACATTGACCATTCTGGGAATTAACAAATTTTAATAAAGCAATGAGGATGAGCAAAGAAGATGATCGGTGTTCTTCAGGTATCTTCTTGATCCTCTCATCATCAAATAATTTAAAAGGTATTCTAATATGGGGTAGATATTTTTTCATTTCTTAAATTTGCATACCTTTTGGTGTTCAGCTTGGAGATGAAACAATGTGCCGACCCATTCCTGCTCAGACATAGCCTTTAATGGCTCAGAGATGGGGTATTTTTGAGCAACTCTGAATGAAAGGGTATCTTCCCCTACCTCTTTGTAATATACGAGATAAACAGGGATATTTAAGCCTTTACCTATCTGTTCTACTATGTTGGTGTATTTCTTTTTATCAGAGCCAGTATCATAGAGGTGTTCAATGATGGCTAGTGGTTTCCAACAACCCTTATTACGACATATTTCCACACTATCCACATCTGCCATTGCGATCCCGTCCCAAAGCCTATGCCATTTTGAATATAAATCTTTGTCAAAATATTTAGCAAATCTCATTGTTTATCTTTTTTTTCATGGAACACCTCATACCAAGAATTACAACCATCACATTGATACATACTAACTATTAAATGATCTGAATCTGGGTAAGTATCTTCTGTATCGTAATCGTTATTCCATCTTACTTCTTTATTACAATAAAAACATTTCATTCAGGTTTATATAATCTATAAGTTAGTGTGAGTTCTTGGTCAGGCATAATATCTTCCGTTGTTTTTAAGTACCATTTATTATTTACCTTTACTCTTACACAATTAGATTGTTCGGCATGATTAATAAAACCACCAAGAGCTGTACGATAAATTGTATCATCAACTTTAATGTGAGAAATACCTAGCTCGGTATCTTTTTTAATTTCTCTTGTAGCAAATAAACCTAGACCATCAATAGAGCTAGATTTGATGGTGCAAAATATAGGTAGTGGATTATAACTCATGCTTTTTTTTTAGAGTATCAATCTCAAATTCTTTAATATCAATCTCTGTTTTTAATGTGTCTATTTCTTTACGTTGTTCTTCAATAATTCTTTCAAGATCATTCTGACCTCTAGTTTTATCTGCTCTTATTTTTCTTAATTCTTTTTTTAATTTCTTAACCTTGTCTTGCAAATCCACTTCTTCAAAAATACCAACATAAGTCATTACCTTGATACTCCAAAGGTTAGTCTCATCATTGCAGTTTTAGGGTCGTAATGCCAATCACCTATTTCTATTTTACTGCAATGAGTAAGTATAATTGCTGTGAACAATATATATATAAACCTCATTTAATTACCTTGATTTTTTTTATAACTCCTGTGGGTATACAAGTTAAACCACCAACACAAAAACCATACTCATCTTCAGAGTAAGAAGTAAATAGCCAAAGTTTTGATTTAGTTTTTTTATATATCCAACCCACATCCTCGCACTCTGCAACATCATGATTAAGTATTTCGCTTTCAGGTGTCCATGCCTCATCACATTGGCAAGGATCAACCCAAGTAATTTTAACTTGCTTAAATTTTGAGATCGTAGAAGTCATTAGGTTGTACCTGTTTTTCTGTACCCAAATAAATCTTTTTCATTTCTTCTTTACGAGGTATTCTCTGTCCGTTCTCCCAACGCCAAACGTTGGTCGCAGGATTTATATTTTGAACACCTATTTTTCTTGCTAACTCTGAACAGCTTAATTTATTTTTTATACGATAGTCTTTTAATTTCATTGTTTTCCTTTCTGAATACAGACCGTTACCAAAAAAGTTATGAACAGTCAAGGAAAAATAAGGTATTGACATTGAATAACCAATATGGTATAATAGGATATTAATAACAACTAACCAAGGGTAAAAAATGAAACTAATGCCACCACTACCAATTGAAAACAAAGAACAAAATAAAGGATTGGTAAATGTCATAGATAAAAGTTATTTTGTCTGTGATAAACTATTGGCAATATTTGAACAACAAGAGGAGAAAAAAACTTTTGTTTTTGAATTTGATAATAGAGGCAAAAGCAGGTTGTACATTTCTGAAGAAGATTTATTAAAAGAACATAGCGAAAGTTATGTTTATCTTTTAATACAAGAAATGCCATCAACTAGAATTAGAGGCGGTCAACATACTGATAAACATAACCAAGAATGGTTAGACAGTATCTCTAAATAAATAAATTAAGGCGACTCAGAAATGGGTCGCCTTTTTTATTTGACAAATAGGTTAAAATAAAATAAACACAGATTAAAAACAATGCAAACAAAAGAACAATATAAACTTAAAAAGTTTTTTGACACCTTAAACAACGGCAAAGGTTTTGACCATTGGTCGCCTTCAAGTCAAAGTATGCCATTAGCTAAATTTAATATGAACTATGGTCATCATGATGGTGTGGAAAGAAGTATGTTTCTTATGGGGTACAAACCTAGATTTGGAAACCTCGTAAACAACACAGCTCAAAGAATGGAATGTGAAACTCTTTATTGGAAAGACAAAACTATAACATTAACTAACAGGAACTATGACGAGGTGTTCGGCAAGGAGTTAGATGATATTAATAAGTATGATCCTGTTGATGAGAAAGATGCTTACGCAAGAGAACACATGATTGAGTATGCACATAGAACTATTGAGCAAACAAGAAAGGTGGTCAAGGAACTTTGTGGCAAAAATAAGATTACCTCTGAACGATATGTGATGAACAAACCTAAACAATTATTACACGACATCATAGGAAGGATAGATTATGAAACAGGAGGTAAGAATGGTTTATTCCTAGAGCTAAAAACAAAACCGCCAAGCATTATAAAGAAAAAAGGTAAAGATGAATACTATTTTAAAACTCAACCACTTGGAGATGATGCTATCTTTGATGATTATTGGAAACAAGTAGCTTTTTATTGGAAGTGTACAGGTAAGAAACCTTTTTTAGTTTTAGTTAATGATAAAGAATATTTAATATATGATGATACTCATGCAGCTTTGTATGACGATCATTTAGAATACCAATACAACATGATGGTAAAAAGAATTTATAACTGGGAACAAATGATTATATATTGTAAAGGTGATCTGCAAAAA